CTCTTGCAGTGCGGTCTTCTTGGCCCGATCATCCAGTCCGCCGAGCTTGTTTGTGAGCTGTTCAACCGCATTCCGCACGCCGAGGAACTTGCCTTCTGTGCTGAATATCTCAATCCCGGCTTGCTTTAAGGCATCGCTTGACGTGATCGCCTTAGACGTCAGGTCGCGTAACACCATCCCATATTTAGTTCCAGCCTCAGCACCCTTCGCAAATCCCTTGTCAGCAAACACGCTCATAACGGCGAGAATCTCAGCGATGCTCTCACCGTACTGCGTCCCCATCACGGCCGCTTGATTCGTCAGTGACTCGGAAAACTGCTCGACAGAAGCATTCGCTATCGTGTTCGCCTGAATCAGAGTTCCGGCCACCTTCGTCATGTTCTGCAGCTTCTGCCCTGCTGTGCCTGATGAGAGCCCCAGGGCTGACTGTGCGTCAGTTACGAGATCAGTGGCCCGTGCCAAGTCAAAGTTGCCCGCTTGGGCAAACTTCGCAACCGTAGACATGGAGTCGAGTTGTTCCTCAGCCGACAGTCCTGCAGATGCGAGGAAGTAATAAGCCTCGGCAGCTTCAGTTGCAGAAAACTGAGTTGCCGCGCTGGTCTTTCTGGCCTCTTCCCTCATTCGCTTCTGAGTGTCGGCCGTCACGTCCTGGATGGCGAGACTTCTCGCCATAGCCCGATCAAAGCCAACGGTATTTGTGATCGCACTGAACGCGCCCGCCGTCACGCTGCCCACCCCGGCCAATGCCAGCCCACCCTTTCCGGCGGACATTGCCATACGCCCGAATCCAGCTCCAAGCGTCTTAGTTTGCTGGCTGGCTGCGCGCGCATTCTTAGTGAAGTTTTTCGAATCCATGCGCAGGTACGCAACGATATCGCCGATGAAAGCCATGCCTGCGGGTGACCAGTTGCGCAGCTAATGACCGAACGCCGCGAACACGCCAAGCTGCGTTTGATCGTACAATTCCTCATCAGTCAGGTCCTGCCACGCGTCGTCACGGTAACCCCACGACTCAAGGATGCGTTCGGGGTCGAGCGTGACGCCTTCGGCACCGTTCTGGCCGGCGATAGCGTGTAGAGCGGCGAGGATGTCGGCACGCTGCCGCGCCTCGACGTCCGGGCCGAACGGGCACGCATCGAAGAATTCAACCGCTTCCTGCCAATCCTCAGTTGAGATCGACCGAAGAAATGAGGCGGCTGACGGAAATCCGGAGCGAAGGGCGAATCTCCACGCCAGCCGCCTCCGGGGGGTCAGTTTCCCCCCGCGTTCTCCGCCGTTTTGTTCATGCCTAACATCGTCAGGCAATGATTGCCGATGAGTTCGCACAAACGTGCGGGCATGGCAACGATTTCATCGAGCCCGGAATCCGGGAACCCGTCGCCTTCCTCGTAGACCGCGTTGCCATCATCGTCGGCCAGGCAAATTTGAATCAGTCGCGCCTGAAACAGTCGCCGCTTCGATGCGTCCGGATCACCGTTGTCGTCGAGCATCCACGCTTGGAGTAATTCCCCGTTTTCGTACTCGCTCAAATTACGAACGAACAATTCCGCCCCGTATTCCTCGACGCCCTTGACCTGTTCAACCCTTCGCCAGTCGAGTTTCTTCAGTGCCTCTCGTAGTGCGTTCATCCGTCAAGTCGCTCCAATCGTTTAGCCTCGGCGCGTGCGGCATCCCCGTCAGCCGCATCGTATCGTTTCTGACCGGTCGCCTGCGCCCGGTTCAGCTTCTCCCCCGCAATCAATGCCGCCTCGATTTTTGGTGCTGTCATACCGCACGCCTGCCGGCATTCGTCGTCGTACGGTTCGGCGGCGCCCATCATCACCAGCAGGTATGACGACGGATGATCGACGATGTGCCCTTCCCGGGCACGGATGCTGATGCGTTTTTTGTACTCGTCAAACGTGATTCGTCGTGACGCGCACAAATTCATCTGCACCTGCCGCGCTCGTAGTGACGCGTCCTGGTCCAGCACGCCGCCACGCGTAATCATCAAATCAGGATGCGTGATTTCCTGCGAGCGAATCAGCCGAGCTTTCATGACTCCCCCCAAAACCCGGCTACGCAGTGACAACTGGAACGCCATCGATGTCGCCTTCAATCTCAGCCTTCATGCCGTCAAGAGCGGCAACCGTGGCCTTGAATTTCAGCCCCGCGGTCACCCAGTCAATTTCGGATGCGCCCGTATTGGGGAACACAACCTGCCAGGTGGTTTTGACCGGCGTCGCGATGTCGTCGCTGAGTTTGATGTGTGGCGCCAGTGCCGAATCCCAGAAAATCATGGCAGTAAACGGGTCGGCATCCGTGTAGCCGGTCAGTTCACGAGCCACACCGACGCCCGCCTGGTCAAGCGTCAGATTTTCGAACGATGACGACGACATGCTGGGCGGCTCGACTTCGATGAGCTGCGCAATAGTCGTCATCGTGGACGCAATATCAATTTGCAGAACAGTGCCTTTACATTTCGAAAACGCCATTGATTCACCTCATCAGGTCACTGCGGACAGATCGTACTTGTAACCAACTTCAGCCATGAGCAGCCGCCGGTAGACTCGTACCGTGTCATCATCGTCACGAATCGTGACCGGTGTTTCGTCCGTGCCGCCATCAACCAACGTCAAACACTCAATCGCTTCAGCCCCGACAGTTGCGCCAAACTCCAATTCCAGCAACGAACGCCGCACAAGGTCAGACAAAGTGTCGATATCCGAGAAATCGTCAGACCGGATTTCAACAACGGCGGTCGGAAACTGTAGATCAACCGCCACATCAAGCGTGTGACTGATGTTATGGTCCTCAATGGAAATGACGATGTGCGGCAACTCCTCACGCTGCGGATCGACTGACCCAAACAGAACCCGGTTGTCAGTGATTGCGGTTATCGCGGCTTTGCCCACCAGGTGGGCACGCAATGCAGTATCGAGACTCATATTGCCCTCCTGACCGCGTCGACCTCGGCATCCAGTTTGACTTTTGCAATCCGAATCATCGCCGTACGTGAGGCGGCCACGCCTGGAGCATACGCACGCTGCATGATTCTCAGTTTCGTTATTCGTCCGGTGTTCCTGCCGCGTTTGGTTGTCCTGACTTTCGTTCCCAACGCGAACCAGTGAACGTTCGACTTTGCAACGCCTTTTCCGCCTTTGTTTTTGCCCGACCTGACCGGCGTGTTTCGCTTGCCGACGCCGAAACCAACCTTTACTTCCATCGCGTCTTCACCGCGTCTACGCTTGAATCGTTTTCCTATAGTCCGTTTAAGTGCCCGTTTCAGGTCGCTACTGATTCCTGATTCCGCACTCACCTGCGTGCGAACCACGCGAGCAAACGCCGACATTCCTGCGTTTGTTGACGACCTGGTGATTGCTCGAGCCGACTTACTGGCCAGCAGGTTCAATCGGGCGTCAATCTCCGCGATACCCGTCACACGCGAACCCTGGCCGCCTGAGCGTTTGAAGGATTTTGCCATGTCAGTTCACCGCGTGCATGAATTCCACATAACTGATTGCCAGATGATGCTCAGCACCGTTCTTGAGCGTCACGACGCACGTCTCAGGCCCGTCATCCTCTTCCTGCACGCCCGTCACGCTCGCGATTTGCTCCAACACAATTGCGGTATCAAGCCCGCCGTCAGCGTCAGTGAATTCCTGGAAGTCGCCCATCACGCCGGCTCCGCGTCAATCCGAATCACTGCCCGCGTGCCGTCCGGATCGTACGCGTTGAGGATGTGCAGAATCGTACCGTCCTCACGTGTCGCGCGATGTCCGGATGTGATTGCCGCCGTACCCGCCGTGTGACGCAACAGCAACGTGTGCTCTGAGCCCTTCACCGTGCAATGCGCCCAGACCGTGATATTGTCATCCCAATTATCGGCCGAGCCGTCCTGATGCCCGTACACGTCGCGAGTGGGCGCCGTGGCCGGCGTCTCAAACACGATGCGCTCACGCATTTTGCCGGCTGTCAGTTGCATTACACCGAGGCCATTAACAGGGGTTCGTGATGAGCGTATGGCCGCAGCAAGGCGTCGATGGCTGTTGATTCGGTCACCGAACCGACCGGAACGAGCGGATGATTCTCGCGGTTCTCGTACAGGTTCCCGATGAGCAGATACAACGCGGCCAGGATATCCTGCGGCACGTCCGTTCCGGCTGTTCCATAGCCAGCCACATATGTAATCGTTGCAGCCGCTACCTGGTTTCGCGTGCTCGGCCAGTTTGTGTTATATGCCGGCACCAGGAAAGGCGGCTCAGTGTATAACGATTTCTGGATTTGCGTCGTAACGTTGAGCGTTTGACCGCTTCCATCCGTGTCGACGTAAGCGAACGCCGTAATTGAATCGACCGGGCCGAATGGTAGATAGATTTCACCAGCACCACCCGGCAGGCACTCCAGCGTCAGTTCCAGCGTCGTATCAATCAGTGACCGCCAGATGCGCTGTTCAACATGCCGCCGAGCGGTTTTGATGAGGTCATCAATTAACGCGTCATCGTCGTTCGCGTCAACTCTCAAATGGAGTTTCGCGTCGGCCGTGCTGACTGGTTCCGCTGCCGGTGCTGTCGTCACCCGTACTGGCATTATTAGCCTCGACGTTTTGCGGACTTCTTGCGGCGCAGTCTTGCTGCTGGTTTAGAGGCTTTTGGTGCCGGTGCCTCATCGACAGGCTCGACGTTTCCAACTGGTTCTGATCGTGCTGGTTCATCGTCACAGGGCACCGCGCCTTTCGAATCCAGCCACCGTTGGCCAAGTTCGTCGTTGACATCGACCACTTCGCCCGGCCCACCCTCGGATCCGGGGAAGCTGGAACTGTGCGTGAGGCGAACTCGCATTGTGATATTCCTGGAAAGAACCCCCGGCCGGGGAACCGGGCCAGTAGTAACCCGCGACCGGGGGCACGTGAAACTCAGACTATGCCTGCAGCATGTGCTTAATTGCACCCGTGTTAATGCAATCGCCGTCGTGGCGACTGAATGCAACGAACGCCGTCTGGTCAAGGTCACGATAACGCTCGTCCAGGCGGTACAGTCTCATGTTGGCAACGTCTCGAATGATGTACTTCGAGAAGTCGCCGACCAGCATGGTTTTTGTTGCCGTGGCAACGGTCGCCTGCATGTCCTGATTGATGGTGTACGGCTTGCCGAGCAGCGTATTCGGCTCGCTGGCCGTCAATCCTTCGGACCATAGATAATTGTTGTTCCCGTCCTTCAGTTTTCTGATGTAGACGAGAACCCCGTCGTTCATCATCCAACCGAATCCAGGCGCCGACCGATAAGCCGGGTCGACACTATGGAACAGGTCGAACACCTCATCGAATGTGATTGCGGCAGCTCCGGCAGTCGTGACGCCAAGCCCTGAAGCAGTCACAACTCCATTTGGCTTGCTCGAGGCGTCGCCGGTGGTGAAATGCGTATTGGTAATTCTGCCGATACGCGTTCCAACTTGACCAGCAATGACCGGAGCCAGGTTGAACGCGGAATCATCGAGCAGTTCCTGCGAGACAATCACAGGCGTGCTTGAGTATTTGTACGCGTTGAACGTGACAGCCGCAAAAGTCGCTTCGACACTCGCACCGAACGTCGTATTTTCGGCCAGAATGGCACCGGTGTTTCCGGTATCGTCCTCGGTCGGCCACGGCATATCATTCCCGGAATCCGTTCGCAGGATTCGAGCAACCCGCCGAACACCGCCGAACGCCAGTAACGTGCGTTCCAGCTCGGCCTGGAACCCTTCCGGAACAGTGAACCCGCCGTCTGCGTTGGTGCCAACGCTCATGTAGCGTGATTCGCGAGTATTACCCGACCGGCCAACCCACATCGGTTCAGGGCTCATCGGTCGCGTGCGAATCTGGAATTCGCGGGAGTTCGGATTGACGCCTACGCGCTGGCAGGCTTCCCGCTGGTCATCCGTGATGTCCAGCCCGTACTGAGTCCGCATCCACGCCTGCAGGCCAACACAGCGGTCTTCCTCGGTCGCACCGGTTTGCGGATCGGTTTGGTGTTCCTTGCGGTCATCCTCGGCCGGCTTGAACCGTTTGGCGTCAACTTCAGCGGCTCGGATCGACCGCTCAATCTGGTTGTAATCCGCGTTGGCGGCCTGCCAGGCGGTTTCGTCTTCGCCGGTCCATTCGCGGCCCTCAGTGTCATTGAGTTCGCGGAGTTCATTGATTGATGCACTCGCAGAACCCCCCAATTCGCGCAATTCTTTGAGGCTTTTACCTTTGCAATCAGCCATGACGTAGATCCCTGTCCATGAGGCGTGTTTTTGTAAAAACTCGCCACCCGCTGTGGGGCAGTCAGAAAAAAAAAGCGACTGGGCGCATTTTTTTCGTACAATGTCACAGATTCGGTTGCGCTGGTTGTGACAATCGCAATCGCATGGCGGCCGATCGCTGTGCCCGGGCTTCTGGGGTGTTCAGTGCGATCAATTCCCGATGCTGCGTGAATTCGCCACGCGCGTGAGTGATGTGCTGCAGGAGCCATTCCGCAAAGCGGCGTTCCGGGCCACTGTCGCCCGACCGGGCTGATGTCGCCTCGTATGCCGGGAAGGTCACTGGCCCGACCTCGAACAATTCCACGCGATTGATTTCACGAATGGTGATTGTTCGTTCCTCGTGCGCCTCATCACGCCATGTGGTCTCCGTTGGCACAAACATGAACGACGAGCCGTCCACGTCGCCACGTTTGACGGATTCGACAACGTTCTGCGCTGAATCAGGCGGCGTGACCGCGTACCGCAGCCCCACCGCATCGACAGATAGCGCCAGCGTTCCGGCAACGGTTCTGCCGAGCACGACATCAGGGTTATGGTTGAAGAACGACCGCACGTCCGAATCGCCAATATGAGCAAACGCACCGGGCATGATTCGCTCGTACACGTCGTCCCATAACTGATACTCCGTGCCACGGTCCTCGGATTGATAGAAAACAGCACCGTATCCTGTGATTTCCGGCACCTGCTCCTCAGACTCGCCGCGTTCCAGCACCTGTAACCCGCGTCGACATAATCCGGGGGTCATCATTGGCCTGTCTCCCATGTGAAACTATGTATTGACTCAGCCGCGATCGATTCGGCGGCCGTATCCATCGCCTCGTCAGTCATCTCGTCCGCATACGCTGCCTGAGCACGCTCAGCGACAAAACCCGCGAAACGCACGCCATCCTCGAGACCGTGAGCACCGGCCAACGCGTCAAACGGCACAAGCGATTCAGTCACCGTGCCATCAATTGCCGGTTTTCCGCGTTTCAGACTCAGTAGAATACGCTTTGCAATACGGCGTGCCGTTGACTTCGCCAGCTTGCGAATTGACCGCATCTGATCGGTTTGCAGACCTGAACGTGTCGGTTCCGCTGGCGGATTGTCAGCCGCTCCCGGCGCACCCATGTTGAGCGGTTCCAGCAGCGTGTCACCGCCATCGATGGGGGGTAGGTTTTCCGCTTTGCGTGCTTCATCGCGCAGCATGTACGGGGCACCAACGGCCTGTTGGTAGAACGCGGCCCGCTTTGCCGGATCGCTTTTCAACAACGCTTTGCGTTCGAACTCGATAAAGTGCGAATCGGCCCGCTTTTCCGCCTCGGTTAACAGCTTAGATTCGCATTCATATTCCCACGCGGTCAGCCAGGGCTCATACGACTCGTCCAGCGTCGCCTGATTCTCTTCGGTCAGGCTGTTGTAACTCGTTCGGCCCTCGGCACCGACCTTATGCGGCGGCAACTGCAGCCAGTTTGCCACACTGGTCAGACTGAACTTGCGGCCTTCGATAAGCTGTGCGTCTTTTGCGGAAACGCCGAGCGACTTCGCCTGGATCCCCTGTTCGAGCAGTGCGGTTTTGTGGGCATTCTCAATCCCGGTGCTGAGTTTTTGCCAGGAGTTCTGCAAGCGCTTGTATGCAGTCGGGCTGAGTTCGTTCGGAACCTCAAGCACAACCTTCGGCGTGGCCGCATTTTTGAAGAATGTGGCCGTGTATTTCGTCTGGGCAACGTCAAGACCCAGGTCCTCACGCGCCAGGTCAAGCAACGGATATCCGGTTAATCCATCGGCACCGAGTCCGCGAATGTGAAGCACATCCATCGCTTCCAGACGCACGATGGATGAGTTGTCATCGTCCATGACGCCGCCGACGCTCGTGACGTAGTACAGCTTCCCATTCGCCCTGACGGGAAATGTCCTGTCCGGCATCAACGGCAGTAATCCGCCACCCTGGTCGACTGGCAGGATGGAACCAACCTCGGGCCGAATGATGGCCGCGTAACCGTTTCCGCGCAGAATGGCCTGAGCAGTCAATGTGCGTTTGAACTGAAACGCATCATGCCACGGAGACGATTGACGCCTCAACACGTGGAACGCCGGATGATTCGTATCACGCTCTTTTTCACCGCCGCCGAGCCGCTTGTAAACGAACAGCGGCACTTTGCCGACAGTGTTCGCAATCAGGTTAACGCCGCGCCAGATGCCGGAAATCGTCAACGCTGTGCGGTGCGTAATTGAAACGCCGCTTGATGATGTGCCGTACGACTCCCCGAACACCTCAGCCCAGACATCCGGGTCATTCAGTGGCAGGTTTGGGTTTTCCAGGCTGGCTCGCTGGTTGACCGGTCGTAGCAATCCCATCGGCGGAACCCGTGGCGGCTCGTAGTGCAATGGCGAGATAGCCGAGCACCGAACAGCCTGCGGCAATCAGTCCCGCTGGGGGGAGCACCTGCCAAACGCCTACGGTGACCAGCACGCACCCGAGCACATAGAGAATGTCTTCCCAGTGGTCTCGGATGATGACGGCGGTTCGGTTGCGCGGCTCGTTCATAGCGATCGAACACCTCGATTCTCGTAGACGCTTTTTTCGGGTGCTGGCTCAAATAACGACTCTGACAACGCCATGATTGTGGCCACAATCGGGTCAATCTTCTCCGCGCACTTTTGCTTATCCGGCATAATGTTGCCCGCCGCGTTGAATTTCGGAACCACGTTATCAGCAGCCCATGCCAGCAACTTCGAGCCGCCATGCCGGATGCGTCCCTCGGCCAGCAGGTCCAAGAGGGCATTCGTCGGCTCATTGTATTTGTCGCAACTCTGCCGGAACTCGAAAACCGGGATCCCGTGCGTATCAACCAGCTCAGTCAGTTCGCTCCGCGCGTTTGACGGGTCGGCGGCAATTGAACGCACATCGAACCGTTTAGCCCAGTCAACCGCATATTTCACAATTGCCCGGTGATCGGTCACGTCACCGTCAGTTACGACCAGTTCGCCCGACCGTATCAATTCAGGGAATGGCGGCTTCGTCAGGTCGCGTTTCGTCTCGCTCGGAATCCACGCTCTGACCTTGACGCCATAAAGCGGCGTTTCATCATCGTCAGGGTTCTCCAGCGGGAAAACCCACGCAATTGCAGCCAGGTCGTCACGCCAACCCTTATCCAGTCCACCGAAGCACGCCGCGCCGGCCGGTATCTCGGGTTCCTCGTTCCCGCGTGCCCACAGCTCCGGAACGATGAGCTTTTCCCGGCTGCTCACCGGCCGGTTGCAGTAGTAGCGTTCCCATTGGTTTCGCTTCGCCGGGTTATGCCGAGATGAGGTCGCCATTTCACGCAGCCGGTCGATTGACACGGCCGTGCCAAGTAGCGGATTAGATTTCTGCCAGGCCGTCTCGTCATACGGGTCATCCTCTTTGTCCATAGCAAAAATGTAAGTAAAGTAGCCTGGATGGTCGACGATTCCCCGAAGTACTTTTTTCGCGTAATCGTACTCAGGTTTCCACAGTACTGATGAATCGGCGCCGGCGGTCGTGATGTAGATGAGCAGGGAGTTTTCGCCCTTCATTGCGGTCTCAACTTTTTCGATCAACTCTCGGTGCATCTCACGCATGGCGTGGACTTCGTCGACAATCGCCGCGTGATACGATCCGCCATCCAGATTGTTTGATTCTGATCCAAGTGGATAGAACTTGCTCACCGTCTGATCGCCGCGCCTGTATTCGATTTCTGAAACGCCACGGCGGATTTGTATATTATCCCGCAATGAGGAAACCGACTTCAAAAACTCACCTGCCGGGATCCATACGTACTCCATCGATTGCTTCCGGGTAGTCGCGACGCTCACAACTTCGGCGCCCGGTTGATACGGACTGTCATGGCTAAACAGCATTGCCCCGAGCCCGGCAGCCAGCGGGCTCTTCCCGTTTCCGCGAGCCATCGAAATGTACGCTTTTGAGAATCGCCGACGGTGCGGATTGTCAGCATGACGCCAGCCAAAAAGTAGCGCCAGCAGCGTTTTCTGCGACGGTTGAAGCTCAAACAGTTCGCCGGCACTGACTCCGCGTGGAAACGTGAGCGAAGGAAACCATGAACAGGCCATGTAAGCGTGAGGCCACGAGAACATGAAGCTGTCCAGGTTTTTTAAGTCTTTGCGGTGTCGCTTGATTGCCAAAACTTCAAGCTTTCCGGCAATTACTGTTCCTGTCAACACGTCATCGCAATAGCCCTCGACTTCTCGCTCCAACTCGGCAAGGCACTCCACCGGCACCCCTTAACACAGTTGACACATTTTTAATCCGCAAACACAACAAGCGGAACGGATGATGCCGCCTATTGTTTTGAAGACACGCCTAACAGCTCGCCGATTTCGGCACGCCGCTCAAATGCTGTTTTTTCTTTTACGGCTTCCAGTTCTTCAACTCGTGTCGGGCCGAACACCGAACGATCACGAGGCGTCAGGCCGAATTTTGCAATGGCTGTTCCGATCGACCGTTCAGCTTTGTCGATTTGGACCAGGATGTCTTTGTCCCAATTGCTCGAATCAGTGCCGTCAATCAGCGCATACAAGCCGTCGCAACGCTGGATCTGATTCCACATGATGCATACCGCGATTTCGTCGGCTTGCTGTAGATGCCCTGTCACGTTGCAGTGCTCAACGAATTGGCAATACTTCAACTGAGACAGCTTCTCAATGAACGGGCGCAATTCCTTGACGACCGTTTCCCGAGACCGGCTTGGCGCCTCTTTTTTGGACTGAGAATGCTCAAGCCGTGTGCCTCTAGGGCGTCCACCTTTTCCAGGCTGCGGTCCCCTTTTTCCCATTTGAACGACTCCAAAACTATACGAACAACGCGAGAC